ACCCCTTATCATAAATTAGTTACAAATGGTGTACACGATGGATTGTCCTATATGTTTAATTTGAATCTTCATTATAATATTGATAATGATGTTCAACCATTAACTTATGATCCAAGTACAATTTATAATATGTTCAGTTTTGACATGTATAATGAGATGATGAGAAGATTTTATCAAGTTAATGAAAATTTTGTTAATATTATACAAGAATTTGTTAGAATAAACATGGATTTACAAGATATGAAGTCTTTAATATATTCTCAAACTGATATAGATGATCTAAAGAGTAGAATGAAGAATATGGAAGATTTATTGAAATTATATGCTACTAATCAGTTTGTTGATTCAGATTCTGCTAGAATTTCAGTTGATTATTCTGGTGTTTATCCTAAATTGAAATTTAATGTTATTGGAGTTGAATATGATGATATTAAAAATCTTAGTTTAACTGATGTTTATAATTTTAATCAAACAAATACTGGAGCATCTTATACTGTTACTTTATCATATTCTAGTAAAATGTTGCTAAATCTTATAAATGATAATACTTCTAATAATAATTTTGGTCCAGTTGTTCTTACTTTAGATCGGGATCTTAAAAATAAACAAAGATTAGATATTTTTATTAAACCTGAATATGCACAATATGCCCAAACATTATCACTTAATATGATGTTTACTAGTGGTGTTACAAAAAAAGAAATTAATATATTTAGCGTTGTATTACCAAAAGATTTATTAACTTATAATATTTTAGTTCCAGAATCTTCTGTGTTTGATGATAGTTTTTATTTAAATGATAATATTTATGTTAATTGTACAGGATTTAATACTGGTTCTTCTGCTTGTTCAACTGGATATACATCATTGACATTGACAGAGAATATGTTTAATACTGGAAATACAGTTTATGTTCAAAATTTATATTTATTAGATAATTCTGGAAATACTGTTGATTATAGTGGTGCATATAAAGTATTATGTAAGTCAGGAATTACTAGCGGAACAATTGCAACAATAGATTTGAAAACAAGTGAAGTTATAGGTTATAAATTACTTGGTGTGCCTAAAGTTAGTTATTATAGAGGGTTAGAAGTTTCTATATTAAGAGTAGATGGCTCAGATGATAGTAGTTTTAATCAGAGATATGATGTATCATATAAAATAATTTAAATTTAATGACGGATATTATAGTTGGGGATTTAGTTAATAAAATTAAAGAAGTGTTTGATTCTACAAAGGTTCTTTCTGTTGAAAGTGTTTATGAAAAAATAGATGGCTCAAATGATTTAAGATTAGTCATTTCTATGAATAAAATTTTATATGATGATATTAATATTATTTATACAAAATTAATTTTTAATTGTGATAGCACTAAATCTAAATTAACAAAAAGTAATTTTACTTATTTATTTGATATTAATTGTGAATACGTTAGAGTGGAGTTTACAACTTTAGAAGATTTTTCAAATAAAATTACTAATATTTTTAAAGAGAATAAATTTGGTGAAAATATCAAAATTTTATCAAAATTTATCAAATCACCATCAACATTAATTAATGAATGGTTTCAAGAAAATAAAATTGTAGATATTTCAGTTATAAATGTTAAAGAAGAAAAAATTTCTATTATGCCTTGTAAATCATTGTTTTTTAATTTTACAATTGATCTAAATAATAATAAAAATGTTGATTTGACAATTTCAAAAGAAGGTGAAAAAGAATATGTATTTAAATTTAAAATTTTTGATAATATATATGAAGATAAGCAGACTAATTTGAAGAAACTTATTGAAATAATAGGTGATAATCTAAAAAATAAAATAAAAACTTAAAATGGCAAGATCCACAAAACTTAACAGAGTTTTTAATAGAATAGAATTAAATTATACAAATTTAACTAATCAAATAAATAGTTGGTTAAGTTCAGCGTACGATAAATCAAGTATTCTTTTTAATTCAGCTTCACCTTATGGTCAAATATTGGATGTTACTAAAGAAATTTTTCTTCAAAATATATTGTATTTGAAAAATTTTGTTAAACAATTAGATATAGATCAATCTAATTCTGTAAGAATGATTAGAAATATTGCTAGAATATCTGGACATAATCCTTCTAGATCAATAGCTGCTAGAGGTACAATTAAATTTAAACTTAAACAAGGAATCAATATTCAAGATACTATTTCTGGTCAACAAGTAGTAATATATGATAATACTTTACTTAAAAATAGAAGTAATGGTCTTTATTATTCTTTAAAAACTGGAACATCTAAAAATGTTTATCCTTTAGTTCCTGGTTGCCAATTTTTTGTAAATATAGTTCAAGGTAAATATGATAGTCAAAATTTTACTGGTGATGGTACAATTGATCAATCTTTTCAGGTTACGGTTAGTAATAGTTCAACTATTGATAATTTTGATTTTCAAATATCGTTAAATGGTATTAATCTACAAATTAGAGATCATTTATATGACATGCTTGATAATGAGTATGCTTGTTGGACTAGAACAGGATTTAACGGTGGATTAGATGTTTATTTTGGTAATGGAACTAATGGTTGTATTCCATCTATTGGCTCAACAATAACTGTTAAATATTTATTAAATAATGGATTGCAAGGAAATATATTAAATAATAAAGTTAACGATTTTACTTTTGTTGATGATATGTATGATGATAGTGGAAATATTATAAATGCAACTCAAATTTTTGATATGTTTGTTGAAACTGATATAAAATTTGCTAGTGATGGTGAAAGTTTAGAATATACTAAATCGGTTATTCCTTATGTATCAAGAAATTTTGTTCTTGCAACCCCAGCACAATTTATTTATCATCTTAAAAAATTAAATATGTTTTCTAAAGTTAATGCTTTTAACACATTAGATATGATTAAAATTGATATTAATAGTGATGGAACTTTAGATAATATTAATATTAATGAGATGTATTTATATTTAATACCAAGAATAACAGATTATTTTTCAACTGATGTTGATTATTTTAATGTGCCATTAGATGCTTTTTATTTAGATGATGTTGAAAAGAATAGAATAATAACTTATCTTAAAATGCAAGGTATAATTAGTATAACATCAACAATTAAAATTATTGATCCATTAAGAAAATATTTTGTAGTTAATGTATTTATTAGAAAATATGATGATGTTTCTGAGGATAATATTAGAGAACAAATTATCACAACTTTATCTAATTATTTTTCAAGTTATGATAGATACGATAGAGTTGTTAAGTCAGATTTAATTACACAAATAAAAAACAGTGTTGACGGTATAGATTCAATTAATATTGAATTTGTTGGTAAAGATAATGAGGATTATCATAGAGATGGTGCATTATTATCATCAACACAAAAGAATGTATTACAAAATACTTATGTAGCGTCATCAAATGCTGTTAATGTTTCTGCTGATAAATATACAACTGTAGTTACTGCTCAACAAAATCAAAAAAGCACTAGTCCAAACAGTAGTGCTTCTACACCAGATAAATCAACTATGATTAATGCTATTTCTATTGATAGCGCAAATAGTGTCCTTGATATTCGTGGTCAAGATAATACATCTTTAATGTCAGTTACTAATAATACAGTTGTTGCTTATAATGACACATCACAATATGATTCTAAAAAATTAGTTGGTATTGATCCAGTTTTAGGAGATATTGTTATTGGTTCTAATGAATTAGTTATTTTAAGAGGTGGATGGAGTAATAGAAATGGTGTATTCTTTAGTGAAGACCCAAAAACCACAACTGGATTTAGCACAATTAATATTATTTGGAAAGGCGTTACTTCAAGGAAATAATTACATGTATGAAATATATTAAAGCATTTGAAATAAAATTAGATAAAATTAAAACTAAATATTTAAGTCAATTTGGAAATAATATTTCTGAGATAATTAGAAATAGTTGGCTAATGGATATAGATCCATATTCAATTGTAAAGGATAAAATAGAAGACGAAATAAAAAAATATGGAAACGCAAAGAGAATTATAGAATTTAAAGATAAAGAAGGTGGCACACCAATATTTACTGCTAGTCATAAAAGAAGATGTGATTTAATTAAATTATTAGTTGAAAATGGAGCAAATATTAATCATATAAACAAACAAAAAAATACACCTTTATCAATTGCAATAGATTTGAGAGA